GTCTTCAAAATTCAACCCAGGTACAGTGCTGAGATCGCCCTCGATGTATGGCACCCTGGGAAGTTCCTGGTAGCCATGCACCCCATCCTGGCCTGCAATCATTGTACGCTCGACCGGGGATGGACTGACCGTGAAGTTACCGCGAAGTTGGTACTGGTTGCCATCCACAGACAGGAAGGCGATTCCAGCAAAGCGAATGGCCATCGTCGTGTCTCCTCAAGTTGAAGAAAGACGAGCACAGAATCAACTGTGCTCGCCAGTTTAGGAAAAGTGCTCAGCCGTTCAGAGCGAAGTCTGGCAGAAGACCAGTCATTCCAATCGTTGCCGGGTTCGGTCCGATGATCTGAGTGTCAAGGCCCCGGTCGTACTGCAGCCGGAATTGCGCCAACACCGCAAAGATACGAAGTTGGTTTATCAAGTCTGGACCATAGAGAACATTGACCCTGTTCGGATCATTTGGGTCACGCTCAACGATCAGATTCGCCTTGAATGCCTGAATGTTCTCAACGAGACCAACCCACATGTCTTGAACGTACTCAGCGATGAGCTCACCCTTGATGATGCCAGGCGTCACAATCGCCTGTCCAGGACCGAACCTGGTTCCATCATCTGCCAACTTCACACGCGGATACTTCGACGTGATCGCATGCCGCTGGTTCCTGATCAAACGCGCGAGCGTTGCCAGCGTCGTCACCAACTCGTATGCGTCGTCGCGGAACCCATACAGATTGAGTTGGTAGGTGGTGGATTCACGCGAAATCATCGGCTGGTTATCAGATCCTGCCTTCTGGGTCGCAATCCCATTCGTCGCAAGCGAGTTGAGCTCGATTGTGTCAAAGCGATCCTGGAGCGGGGCAAGCTTGACCGTGCTCAAGGACAATGTCTGCAACGGTCGCGCCGGATCATTAGTAAGCGCACGTTGTGCCTTCGCGACATAAGCAGCAGTCCACTCGTAAACTGGCGACGGCGCAGTCAATTCAACACCCATGATCGACGTGACGCCGCTGTTGCGAGTTTGCCCAAAAGTGAGAAGGTCCGGATAGATTCCGCGCCGAGCAGAAAAGATATGGCCATAGAGTTGTCGTCTCCACCCCCAGCGACCAACATCTTCAAACCCGTATTCAAGTTCCCAGGCATTGAGCGAGGTCGAGTCAGTGTAAGGCATGGCGACATACTCGAACGGCTTCTCCCCCAAGTTCGCAATAGCCGTATCGAACTCAGGTACACCAGTGCCACCAGTCATGAAACCAGTCGCCGGCAGCGTGAGAATGAGACCGACCGGCGTTTGCTCTCCGCCAATTGTCCCATAGTAGTTCACGTCAATACGAATATCGTTGCCGCTGAGACCACGCCAAACACAAGTAAGCGTAACATCATCACCTTGTGCCGACGCTGTGACTGGGAGGTCTTCGTGGTCGTTGACTCGCTCAGCAATCGTAGCAGCAACTTCGTCCGATGTGTCAGACGCTGAGATGTTGACCGGAACGTGCTGACCACCGATGTAAAGATGGATCGTTCCCGCCTCAGTCTGCGGAGACGTGACTGTGATCTTCGCAGTCGATGGCTCAGCACCTGAAGGCTCCGGTACGCCCAGACCCCAGACCTCATTTGCGAAGTTGTTTGCGAAGAATGATTTGAACATCCTCGCCAACTCTGAGCCAACGCCAAAGTTGTTGTCAGCCTGAGTCTGGCTACCAACAGCAATCGGAACATTCGCCACAGCCTTCCCAAGAACCTCAGTGACTGTAAGCCACTGGAGGTTGAACGTCGCACCAGTACCAGCGCCACTTGAAGTGACTTGTGGTACCGGGTTAGTCGGTGGCGTCGCACCAAACGGGATGCTCCCATTGTCGATGACCGCTACCGATGTAACCACACCGGCCGCTACCGCCACGACCCTGAGATGAACATCATTGCCGAGTGTGATCGTGTCATTGACAGCATAGCCAGTTCCACCAACAGCAATGTTCGCCGCGCTCACCTCCTGGAATTTCTCGGCAATGTCATCAATCCACGTGAGGTTGAACGTCGCTCCTGTCCCAGCACCACCAGTAGAAAACTGCGGTACTGGGTTGGGCGGCGGAGCTGTGGTCGCCGGAATGCTGCCGCCAGACGTTACTGTCGCGGTCGTCACCGCTCCACCCGTGACGGTCGCGACAACAAGATGGATGTCGTTGTCGAGCGAAATCGTGTCACCGACAATGTAACCCGACCCACCAGCAGCGACCGCTGCGGTGCCGACTTTCTTCGTCGCCGCTCTCATAATCCCAACCAAGAGGCTGGGCTGATAGAGAACGGGAAGACCAGCTTTCGAAGGATCGACCTCAACCCAGTAGAGTGGAATTTTGAGGTCAGCAGGAATTTGACTGAAGCTGATAGGCATGACCCTATCTCCTTTCTCTATGGATTAGGTTCACTCCGGCTTGTTAGCCCGTTGCTCGCGCACACCACGCTGCTGCAGCACTGGCCTCACAGGCTCTGGCTGCTGCTGTTTCCTCTTGGTCGCATCCTCTACAATCCTGATGCTGCCTTCGCGAAGTCTGCGATGGGTGAAGCGGTCAAGCGGCCATTCAACTGTACCTCTTGAACGAAAAGAGGTTCCATTTGGATGGACCAAGACGTGGCGCAAAGCCTCGCTCGTCGGTTCTACGCGGACGCGCTCTCGCTTCCTCGCTGCAGCGAGCGCCGCAATGTGCCTAGGATGGGCCTTCGGCCCCGACGGAGCGGCGGCTTGCCGGTTCGCCTTCTGCTGCTGGCGATATTCCTGCTGATGGGGCAGAGCCGTGGATGAGAAAGGATTATAGGTGGTAGCCATGTTCTCTCCTATGGATCAGGTGGCAGTGGCGTGGGCACGCTGTCTGGGGCGAACTCGTAAACTACTTTGACCTGATGCGTCTCAGACTGACCTTGCGCATCACCAGGTGGGAACGCCGTGGTTACAGTAATGCGTTCCAAGTCTGGGAACTCGGTGGGGCACCAGCTGGTGCGGAATCTAAACACCAGCTCTAACAGTCGCTCGACTACAGGCATCTCCTGCGTCGCCCCAGTCACGCCCCAGCGCTCGCGAACACGCCCACGAATCACCCCTTCAAACGTAGTATTGTCAGGCATATTTGTTACACAACGATTGGTAAATGTATTGTCGCGAAATAATTGATTCATAATGAACCAAGTCGCCTGATCCATCATCTGTAATAATATATCACTGTTATTGTTCTTCATTATGATTTGAAAACCAATTGGCACCGCATGGTCTAAGCGAATATCGCCAGCATTTGGGTCGCCGTCCGGCGCCATATTCTCTTCGAGCAGATAGACGCCCAAGAAGGGAATCTGAACTGGACCGCCTGACTCAATAGGCAGAGCGCGATTGATGCGCTTACAAACGAAGGATGAAAAGAACGATGTTTGAGCTATGCGATCAAAAATCGCATTCATTATGACCCATGAATAACTCTGGGTGTCAGTGACCCCACCTGTGCCTGTCCACTTAACATCCATTACTGAACCGTCTGAGTCATGGTGGCTAGGCTGCGATTAAATTCTAATGGATGACTAGGAGAGAATTGAGCCTCGACCGTGTGGTTGCCCACCTTCAGAGACCAACCAGGAGACCAGGTAGCGGCACCGTTCTGAAGTGTCACGTAAGCTCGAACTATGCCATCAACTTTAATACAAACTGTACCCTCTGGGACGAGCGAAGAGGATGAAACAGTCACAGTGAATATGGCCGCTTCTCCAAAAGTGCTTGGATTGGACGATGAATCCAATGCGGTCGTCGTCGCGAGAGCCGTTGATGCTTCCCATCTACGAATGGATAGTGTTGTCTCACCGCCCCCATTCGCATCGCCGTCTGTAACCTCGAAATCGCCTTCAGCTGGGATATTACCCTCTGCAGGAATATGGATCAGGTCACCCTGCATTGGTACAACCGTGAATTCAGCATCTCGAACATCGAGAATGGTCTTCTGATCTGAAGAGATGGTTACGCCATCCAAGCCCCCGATGTCAACTGGATCTGTGGTGTAGATACCGCGTGCCGTGTAGGCTGGTGCCCCTGGCTGCGACACTAGCGGGGTAATTACAACCTCTCGTGCCCACATATCATAGTTGGGCAGATAGATCATCGTTGAGAAATCTACCGCCATTGAATTTCGCTCTCCATAAGATCGCTCATGCGCTTGCATAATGTCTCAAACAACACTTCACGTAGGATTGGTCGAGTTGATCTTCTGTAGCCTGGTCTGGCCATATTTTTGCGCGAGGTTGGCCAGATGCGGGTCACTGCCGTCTTGTCGTTCACAATCTCTATGTTGGGATATTTTCGCCGCATATCCTTGACTTGCCATTCCATCAGACCTGCTGGTACATGCTTCTTTCCAAACTCATCAATTGTCTCAGTCATGCGATCAAAAGTCTGTTGCAATGATTCAGATTCTATTTTGATAGTGAGGCTCATATCCAGATTCTCATATATTGGCGCAGGAAAGTATCAACCAACTGGCGACCTGGGCTCTTACCGCCTGAAGTATTGAGTTTCGCAATTGTTGCATTGACGTCGAAGAACATCACTCGCGCACCCTTGTGAGATAGCTGGCGAATACCCGAGACGGCTGCTTGTTGTAAAGCAATTTTTTCATCGCGTATAAGCATCGCCGTCGCCTGCTTTAATGGCAGCGGTGCTTCATCAGGCAGCTGGTAACCCCCGGTGTATTGAATGACAACAGATTGATCCCATTGCGATGATTCAGCCTGATACAGAGCTACATTTGAAAGCTTGCCCGATGCTTCTTCAAGCTCAAACACCGGCCAATCGTACCCAGCCGAAATTACGCCAGTGATGTCTGTCTCTTTTACAGGCCAACGTGTCAAAAACACCCGCCCATCGTAAATCTCGCGCCAAGTTTCCACAACCGTCTCTTTGGCGAATGTCCGATTACAAATCTCAGCGATGTAGGCTGAATTGATGGAAATCATCATTGTCAGCCATTCATCCTGTGAGGTGTCCGTGCTGGGTATATTCAAATACAGCTTAGCTTCATCCAGGGTGAGGAAATCATAACTGTCAGCTGCCTGGATTACTTTGACTGTGACATCTGCCATCAGCGCGTCTCGATGTTGAATTGTTCGAATAACTCGCGTAGTTCGATTGTCTGGTTGGTGCCATCAGACATGGAGACAGCCAATTGATATTTCTGCCGATCAACTTTCCAACCAGTGATCTTGGTGCCCGGCTCACCGCGAGCTCCGCGTTCCCCACGCTCGCCACGTTCACCGCGTTCACCTTTCTCACCCGCTACTCCGCGACGCCCGCTCGCCGCTAGCATCTGCCAATCTTCCCCTGGACAGACCCCTGGAGCATCCTTGAGTGCTATGAATGAACTGCTGTCCTTCATCACCACATCAAGCTGATCATAATGAGTATCTTGTTTGTAGGTTCCGCGCACCTTCATTGTACGCGCATCCTGCCCACGGTGAGCGAGAGTGATCCAATCCTTGCCGCCCGGTTTCTGCCCGGTGTCCTTCAAGGCCTGCCACGTGCTACCCTCAAAGCTAACCGCCTCACCTTCGTAGCAAACCTGATCCTGACGCCATTGTTTGATTAGAGGCAATTTGCCCTGTGGGCCTACTGGGCCTCGCTCCCCTATGGGGCCGCGTTCGCCTTGCGCACCAGGGGGACCGACCTTGGATTCACCCGGAATACCTTTGTCACCCTTGTCGCCTCTGTCGCCCCTGTCGCCTTTGTCGCCTTTGAGCCCAATCGGCCCGATGTCACCTGCTTTGCCTTGCGGCCCCGTTTCACCTTTCTCACCACGCTCTCCTTGTTCGCCACGCTGGCCGGCAACGCCCGGTAAACCCTGCTCGCCAGGTGGGCCAGCTAGCCCGGGAGGACCTTGAGCCCCAGCCTTACCCGGCTCGCCAGGGACACCGGGCGCACCGTCTACCCCCGGAGAACCGGCTGAACCAGGGGGACCTGCTTCACCGGGCGCACCCGGTTCACCTTGTGGGCCAGGTAGACCTGCCGCACCTTTTTCACCTGGAGCGCCCTGCGACCCCGGTTCACCGGGCGGACCAGGCGGGCCAAGCGGGCCAGAAATTCCCGGCTCACCCTTATCGCCTTGTGGACCCTGCGGCCCCTGTGCTCCCTGCTCACCGGACGCACCCGGAGAGCCGGGCAAACCCGGATCGCCCTGTGGCCCCGGATCACCTTTCGGACCAGGCGGACCAGAAATTCCCGGCTCACCCTTATCGCCTTGTGGACCCTGCGGCCCCTGTACTCCCTGCTCACCGGATTTACCGGGAGCTCCATCTTGCCCAGGAGCTCCATCTCGAACGAGTGCCATACGTTCATTCACAGAGCGCATGAAGGCATCGAATCGCTCAATGGTAGTCGCACGCAATTCTGCAATCAGCTGTGCACCCTGCGCGGCCATTAGATCACGCTCGCGCTGCCAGCTGCGCATGTGCTCAGCCCATTGTCGCTGAGAATTTTCTTCTTGTTCAGCTAGTATTTCACTAAGCGCCGCACGCCAGGCTTCAATTAAAACGTCGCCGTGCTCTGGCGGCTCCATCCCTGATTCGCTGGGCTTCCCGTTTGATGTCATGTGAGAAATCCTTGGGGGCAGGCGGAGCAGACGGTGGTGCCGATGGCCCTGGTGCCGGCGGTGGATGTGGTCCCGCCCCACCAATCCCTGGCGCGGGAATCTTCCCTGCGGCTGACAAAGGCACTACTTGTTGCTGGACCCTAGGCTCATCACCAAAGGGTACATCATCATAACCTTCCTGATTGCGCGCCTCATTCGGTGAGAACACTCCACCTTGAACGGCTCTGGTCAGACCCTCAATGCGGTCTTTGAACATTGAACGTAATAACGCGCCGGTATCAAACTCTACATATTCATCAGGCTGGCCCTTCAGTTGAAACAATTTGCCTATGGCCTCTTCAATATGATTCAAAGCAAATCCAAGACCTGTCGCGATCCAGTATTGCATCACTGCTTCAGCCGACCCATAAGATGGCCCGCCAGTGAGTCCAAGAATCTGGAGTGGTACACGATAAGCGAGCGCGATGCGCTGTTCTGAAATCTTCATCACATCAGCAATGTTGGCATCCTTGCCGCCCACTGCCCAGGGCTGAACCTTCAAACCGTGAGTGAGCACCGGGGTCTTGCCTTGATTCATTCCCCGCGTCTGATCATCCCACCGATCACGCAAAGCCTGAACAACATCCTTGTCCAATTGTAACTCAGTAGACAAGACCGCACTGGGTCGTGCTTGATTGGCATAGAACTGCAATTGCTGTTGCCCAATCGCGTCGCCCAAATCAATATCTGACAAAGCTGAAATTAACGGGGTCTCACCGATTAAAGGAAATGGATAACGTCGATCAGTGTGAAGCCGAATATGTAGAACATCTCTCTGTGGTACCACCAATGGGCCTTCAATCTGATTGGCAATCACCTCATTGCCCCCCAAACTGTAGAATATGTCACCTGTCTCTGCTACTCGCGGCCAACACATGACCGAATTCATCAGATGCAATTCAGAAATCTCGAAGCGATCATTACGCAATGCCAGCGCATAAGCATTGCCGTCGAGATATAGTTGCCGGGTCGCATTCAAGAGAAAATCACTCATCGTCTGATAAGCATTGGGGCTTCTCAGGATGCGTGACAACGCCGAAACAGTTACGCGAACTCGACCCCCTTTGCGTGTCGCGCGCCAATGATCACCAGGGCACATTGCCACTGTCTGGGAATACGCACTTACACAAGCCTCCACCATAGCGGAACGATTGGGTGAAGGGATAACATTCTCCCCCTTCTGCCAAAAGTTGATACTAGTGCCCGCTGGTAAAAAACCACCGCTGAAAGGCAGATGGTACGGGCCAGGGCGATATGCCCCTTCGACAGCCCGAAGAACTGTGCGCAGAGTTCGAGCGACGATGCCGCGTGTGTCCATAGGAAAAATGGGGGTTCTAACAGAGGCTGTCGGAGATTGTTAGAACCCCCGAGTTGGTTACTCGCTACGCGGTCGCGGCGGTGGAGTCACCGGCCTGGCTGCTGCTGTTGCCTGACGGGTCTGGTATTGCCCAGGCCTGCCGGCTTCAACCTGTCGAGGGTTGATATTCGGATCTGGCCCCGAACCATCATCCTCTTTTTCAAAGACCGGAGCACCCAGAACTGCCAAGTCATTCTCCTCCTGGGTTGGCGTAGGCTTGCCTTTCATCCGCTCCAGGAATTGCTCACGTGACTTCTCAGATGCCTCACGGTCCGCCGCAAGCTGCTTTTTCGCAGCTTCAGTTGCAGGGTCGTCTGCCATGTTATTTACTCCTCTTGGGTTCAGGCGGTGGCTGCTCAGTGGGTGGAGTCAAATTTGGATCTGGTGGGCTGCCATCCTGTGTTTTGTGAATCGGGGTAAGGCCCACGCAAGCCAGATCATTCTCTAGCTGCGTGGGCGTCGGCCGAACCTCACCCATCATACTACCAGGTGACGTTCTGCGTCCAGGCAATCGTGCCTGCACGCCGCTGAACCCAGTTGAGCGGCATGATCATGCGCAGAGCGAGCGAGTCAGTTTGGAAGAGCGACCGCTGCGGTGCTGCGACCGTACCCGGTGAACCCGGTCCAACCAGATCAGCCGGGGCAGTATCCTCCATATGGAGAGTAGCCTGATCACTGATCTCGAACCGTGGCGCTTCGCCACCCACCACGACGAAATCGGCCGCATCAACCAGAACCACGGTCTTCGCCGGAATGGTGCCCGAATCAATGATGGGGATAGTGAGCAGATTGCCATTGGCAACCTCTTCCTTGAACGGGAAGACCCCTGTACCAGTCGCACTGATCAGCGAGAGTGAGAGCATGTCAGTCGGATTCATGAGCCAAGTCGGAGAGCGAATGTTGCCAAAGGTCGCGGTTGTCAGCGAACCAATCAACAACTTCAGGTCGCCAACCACCGCAGCAATGCCACCGCCCGCTGTCGGCGTCTGAGCCGCCACGCCATTGAGCAACCCGGCAGGGCGAATCGTAGTCGCCGGATTAGCATCAATGAGCACGCTGTCCACAGCTACAGTCGTGTCAGCCTGGATGGCCTCCCGCAGGATGCCTTCAATGGCCGGCACTGAGTGCTCATCCATCTCACGGGTCCAGGTCGTGATCACCGCCATCTTCTTGGGCGTCAAAGCCTGAGACGTGAATGCGCCCTGACGAACGGGAATCGCCTGGCCTTCACCGACGAACGAACCTGCGATGGATGGGGTACGCGAGCGCGTGGGAATGTTGATCTTGCCCGCGCGACCGAAGGTCAGAGTCATACCCCTCGCCCCAAGCCGGGTGAGAATACCCTTGGGCATCAAGGTTGGCATCATGGCTACGTAGGTCTGTTGCACCAGCTCTGCAGCCCAGCCGACCACCGTGGTCATAGCAGGGGCAGAAGCGGCACGCAGCACCAGATCAGTCATGAACCTGGTGGGTTCGTCGTCGCCATAGATTGCAAGAGCAACTTCTTGGGGATTCTTGCCCCAGTTCTTGGCGACATAAGCAACGGTGCCGGCACGCACCAGATAGTCGAGCAAGTCAAGGTCTTTCTTCCCAATCGTGGAAGTGAGCGGAACCTCTTTGCCGTTCTTGGGAGTGGCGTGTACCACTACCGCCTTGCCGTTGCCCTTGCCATTAGCCGCAACCGAGGCTCCCAGCAGCTTCTCTGACTCGACCAGAGTGCCGTGCTGCTTTTCGAGCCGGGCAATCTCAGCATTAAGGTCGTTTGAAGTCTGCAGGTCAGCATCGCTGACATTGCTGTCATCGAGCTTCTGCAGGTGCTCATCCAGCTTGGTCTTGCGATCAGTGATCGCAGACTGGATGTCGATGATACGTTGAGCGAGCGTCATGGCTCGACTCCTCTGTTGACGACGTTGAGACCTGGCGAACCCGCCCATAGACCTGCGCTTTGGAACTGTGTCTCGTTTGCCGGTCCCGGCGAAGACCATGTCCATCGTTGCAGGGGAGATGTTGAGAGACTTGGCCACAGCGAGCGCATTTGGATTTGCAGGTACGCTAACCAGCGAAGTCTCAACCAGTTCTTGTTTGACGTAGTAATCCCCCAGGTATTCATCCTTGGGTCCTGTTCTTGGCTTACGCTCGATTGGCTTAAAGCCCACGCTGACTGCGCGCAGAATGCCCGCCTCGATCAGCTTGCGAATTTCGTCGATGCGCTCTGAAGTGCCCTTGGGGGCCATCTCCAGATGCCCACGCAGAGCGCCATCTGCCGCCTTCAAACCGTGCCAGCGCCCGATAGGAAAGTTGCTATTGTGATTGAACAACGCAATCGGATTCTTCTGAAAGTTCTCCAGGTCCCAGCCTGATGCCGAAATGATATCGCCCAGCCGGTCTGGGGTCTCATCGCTCAGAATGAACTCCATGCCTGAAACTTTGCCGCTGTGAGTCTTGAAGTTTGTGACGCCTGGCTTTGGTTTGTAACTTTCCTCCTGCGATACTTCTGATTCGTCCCAGGCTTCCTGACACAAGGAATCCGCTTCCTCTTGTTGAATTTCATCCGAATCCATCAACTCGGATGTACAACGATTCATAAAATCATCGTAACTCTCACCGGGTTCGGGGTCTTCGGCTTGTTTGGTGGTGCGTTTACGACGCTTGCCGCTCTTGATACCTGGTTTTGATTTGAATGAATCCTGCTCCGCATAATCTGTCCAGCTTTGCTCACAAGCGGTAAGTATTGCCTCTTCGTCTGCATCTTCAAATTCACTTGCTAATTCGCTAGAACAACGATCCATATAGTCACTTTCGCTTTCACCCTCATCAACACTAGGTGTTGAATCATATAAATCATCCACAGATGTCTTCGTGCCCCCATGCGCCTCACGCCAATAGTTCATACAGATGGCGACGGCTTGCTCCTGGGTGCGGTCAGACGGCGCATCCGGCCCATAGACCTCACTCATACAGCGTGATATGAAGTCAGACTGCGATTCGCCTTTGTGTGGCTTCATAGGCATGGATCATATCCTCATGAATGCAAGCCAACTCTCTTTCACGCTCTGGATCGGCCAGTCCAGACTATTCAGAACCTGCGTAACCTCGACCGCTGGATTGTTGTAATCGTGCCAAACAATGATCCCACCTTTACGCACTAACACCCGCGCGAGATAGCTGTCATGGCGTACAACCCGCTCAGAGTGATCGCCATCAATGAACACCGCATCGCAAGGCTCAAGATCAGATGGCTTCAACTCGTATGAATCCGCAGTAAGCAAAGCGAAACGCGGGTCGCTCGCAGCGTAAATCCCAGCCTTGTCCTGCGCAGGCACTTCGCGTAACTGTCCCGCCAGTACCGGCTCGTGGTCATATGGTACATCAATACCAATATATGTTTCCAATGACACCACATTGTCAAGCATGGTTCTGGCCGTGCGCCCCAGATTACAGCCAAACTCAATCATCACCTTTGGCGTTGCGCTTCGAATCAGAGCTACAAGAATTGTGGACTCAACATCATTGAGATATGGGTTGTAATGTAACCGAACTGGTACCAGCCCAAGCTCAGAGCGGTCGATGGAGCTTGACATTTGGATAGAACGGATTGTCCCGCCAACGCCAGCTTGCCCAGTCGCTCAGGTACACTGTGACGTCCGGATGGCCGATGGCTCCTGCGACATGGGCTGCTGCGGTATCGACTGTGATGATACTATTCATCAGCGAGATGAGCGCGGCGCAGTCGGCGAAATCTTCGAATTCGTGCGTGTGAACCCCAAGCTGTGCAGCTTCCTCGCCACCTTGTAGTTGGATGCTATGGACCTCAGCACCCTCATCGACGTGAGCGAGCAGATCAGCGAGCGGCATTGCGCGCGGATAGTCGCCCTCGACTGTGCGCCCGACGGACCAGGCAACCCCGACCTGTCTACGCGTACTTGTGATACATCCTCGCCATTTATCAACCAGTGACCGATTGACATGTAAGTAGGGTCCACTTGGAATACTCTCGATTGTTTGTCCGAGCAGATTCAGTAGCGACAACATCGGGCAGTAGCGGTCGCCTACGGGCTGACGCGTCACCGGCGCAACTTGCTCAGCCAGACGTTCGAGCTCGCGCGGTACGAATAGCCGCACATCAATACCCATCTCCAGGAGGAACGGGACATAGCGCAACATCATCACAGTATCACCAAAGCCCGCATCATGCACGAGCAGAAGCGATTTGACCAGTTCACCGTGCCATCGTTCCAAACTCAATCCTCTGCACATCGGTGGCGTCATCAGGTCGAGCCGCGCCTCATACGGCTCGAAGCCTTCATGCCAAAGCCCCATCGAGAGCAACACCAGGCCACGATTGAACCTTGCAGCGGCAGTTGGAGCCAGGGCGATGGCCGCATCAAAACCAGCCAGTGCTTGTTCAAACTTATTCTTGCGAAAAACCTCAACGGCATGATTGTAGTGTAGCAGATAATTATCAATGTTCAATTTGTATTGATTAGTGACGGCACGTTCGCCCACTATCTGCCCGCGCTGTGTGACCGTAACCCGCTCTGGAATTGATTTGCCGCTCACTTCATAGATTTCACCCTTGGCCGTTAACCCACGCCAGCCATAATCAGTTGCCTCATGAGCAATGATCGGCTCCAACTGGGGAACCTCGCCAAACCCGCTCCAGCTTACTGTCATGCTTTCCAAACCGGCGTCATCCAGGCGAAACCGCGCGGGTCGCGCAACGCCCAGGTTACAGGCCAGCGCATCTTCAAAGCAATTGAGTCAATCTGGAACATTGACCTATGGGGCGATGCCGTACCCACCGCTTGTGGAGACGTGTCCTCCATATGTAGGGTTGCTGCCTTGGAAGTTTCAATCTCCGGTTCAGGCGAGAGCGCGGCCACCAGTGCCGCAGGCGCGATGGCCAGTACATCGTTAATCACAGCACTCGATCCAAGAATAATCAAATTGCCTACGTCTCCACGAAGACGTGCTGCCATCAAAGCCGCACGACCGGGTGAGGCTACAATTGCATATGGACCATTGCCTCCAACTGGCGCAAGCTTATTTATCAACGCCGCAAAATCTTCAAACACTGCCTCAGTGAAATCAGCATTGTTGCTTGGAGTTGTAGCCGCAACGCCATTGCGCAGACCAGCAGGCCGCGCAGCGTCGCCTGGATTGGCGTCGAAGAGTACTTCATCAACCATACGCCCAGCCCCACGCATGAGCGTGTCTCCAATTAGCTGTTCGGCGTTTGATGACTCGATCATCTCACGCGTGAGCACTGAAATTGCCGCCAGCTTATGAGGTGTAAGCAATGCCGGAGTCGCAGTTAGCTGGCGTACTGGAATAGGCTGGCCTTCAGCGACCCAACCAGCATTACCAAACTCAGCCACGAATCCAGGAGCACTAATCGCTCCTGTTCCGTTGAAACTCAAAACCAGACCACGCTTGAGCAGTTCCGCCGCTGCTGACGCAGGCCCTAAAGCCTCAAGCGCATCACTGACGACGCGCTGAGCGAGCTCCGCTGCCCATCCGGTCACCGTGGTCATTGCCGGCGCAACTGCCGCTCGTTCCACCAGCCGGTCCGATGGCCACATACGCATCGCCTCTGACACAGTGGTCGTGTGGCGTAGCTCAGCCAGCGCTCGCGCCGTAATCAAACGGCAGAAGAGATTGCCCGCAGGCAGAGGCAGGTCGCGCTGGAACTCCTGGCGGGCATGCCGAAAGGGTTCAACCAGGGTCATAGTTGGGTCTCCTTGCTCATGCGATCAGAGCCTCCACATCAATCGGCTTGCCCAGCGGTGCTACCCCCATTGCCATCGTGAGCGCAACGGCACCGTCGATGCGACCCGCGCTACGCTTCTTGCTCAACTTGCGGTTGCCAGCGTCATCCTTCACCACCACCGAGTTGAACACGCACATTTGCAAGACCGGATGATTGCCATGTGCCACCTGGCCTTCGAGCAAGACCTGCTCCAGGTCGCGCAGCGCGGGTGACATGCTCGCCATGCCCTGTCCAAACTCGACGAAGTGCTGCTCAATGAAGTACTCGCTGAACCCCGCCTTGAGCAGCCACGGTTTCAGGTGCTTGAAGTTCCAGCGGTCGAAAGCCAGCTTGGAAATTTTGTACTTGTTGAATTGCTCGCGCAGATACCCGGCCACATGCTCATAGCTGATTGACTTGCCTGGGGTAGTTAGCAGATGGCCCTCTTTCGCCCACATATCAAACGGCACCCGCGCCGCGACCGAACGCTCATACAGCCCCTCGCCCGGCATCCAGAAGGTTGGCTGAACATGCCATTTGCCGTCAATCTGCCCCACAATCACCAGCGCAGTCAGGTCTGCGGTCTCAGAGAGGTCAAGGCCAGCGTAACAAGTAGTGTTTTCAAGCTGCCCAACGGCCCCACCACAGCCCTTCCAGATTTGGGGTGCAATAAAAGGGTTGGATACCTCCACCCTCTGATTGAGGATGAGATTGCGATATTCCGCCTCACGCGCAGGCATACGCTTGGCATCCTGGGCCATGGACAGAACCTCCTTGGATGAGAGGAACTTTCCAAATGCCGGGTTAGCCTTGCGGATGGTCTGTTCGTCAAACGGGTCATCGTCCACCGGCGCTGTGTACAGCTTGACCAGGGTATGTGGATCATTCTCTGCCAGCGCATCGTCAATCAGTATACTGAGCAGGTCGCTGTCTGTGGCCGCCTGGGTCGAGATGATGATGGAGAGCGGATTCTCATGTGCGCCGGTCGCCGTCTCCAGCGCCTCGTAGAGTGAGCTGCGTGGACCACGTACTTGCCCAAGCTCATCATGAACGAGAAAAACTGGGGACAGCCCGAATGCGGTTGTGGCCTCTGCGGACAGCGCACGATATTTTGTGCCCAGCTCCGCGCAGATCAGTTCCTTGCTCGTCTCGCGAATGGTTACCACAGCTGACAAGGTTGGGCTCATGCGCACCATCTTTGAGGCGAGGCTGAAGAGCAACGCAGCCTGGTCTCTGCTCTGGGCCGCGCTGAACAACTGTGAGTTGGGATGATACTTTGCTGGTGGACCACAGAGATGTGCGAGCGAAAGACAGGCGGCAAGGCTCGTCTTGCCATTCTTGCGTGCGAAAGACAGGATGGCACGACGGGTGCCGTGCTTGTTATCGTAGATGCGGTGAATCTCGCGTTGCTGCCAGTTGTCGAGGATGAACGGCTTCCCAACGTGCTGGCCCTCTGGGATAAAGCAGTTGCCGTGGATGAAGTGGATGATGTCATTGCCCGTGACTCTGTTAGGCTGCTTTGGCATCCCACGGCCGCTTCTTTGGAGACTGGAGCATTGCTGTGGAGGCCTTCTCCTGGTTGCCCCACTTCGTCTGTGGGGTCAGGCGCAACTTGGTGGAGAGATCACCCACTGCCTTGCTCTCACGCTCAAGATTCAAAGTTTCGCGCGCGAGTGCTTCCATATTTGATTTGGCGCGATGTGCTGCAATCCTGCGCGTCAACATCTCTGTTGTGGCGATGTGTGAGACTAAACACTTCAAGACCGGCTGGACTTGTGGGCCGAACCAGCCGTCAGGCATCGCCTCCACAATTCTGCGCCAGATTTTGGCCTCGTCATCTGGTAAATCAGGTGGCTCCGGTCGCCCCCAACCGGGCACTCTTGGGTTCTTGACACCAGATGGCATTTAGTGTTTCTCCGTATGGCTTTATTTTGACGACGCTAAACTAACAGCGATTTCCCTAGGGTAACTTACACCCATTGTTTATTGGATAACTCGATGGTGGAATTGCCCAGGCCTGCGCGAGCGTAGACAGTGGTTTCCCTGGATAATCGCGGTGTAGTTAGTGACTTATGTTGATGTTTATTGGCTAAGTTAGTGGCGCGAAAGGTGTTGATGTTTATTGGGTAACTATGGCGTTGGTTGCGTGGTTTATTAGGTGATGGAAGTGTTGATGTTTATTGGATAAGTTAGTGGCGCGAAAAGTGGTGGCTCCTATTGGGTAACTATGGCGTTGAAGTTATCCACGTCCCGCTGGCGTAACTCGCGCTGGTTTTGCCCTGGGTGTGGAACCTGGTTTTGACCTGCCAATTTTGCAAAACCGAACCCTTGATTTTATTGAGTAACTTTAACTACATGTAAGTTAGCCATACGGACGTGGTGCTTATTCAATTTGAGATAAGCAAAATAAGCCATACGGGACGTGCACTTCCTTGTGTTTGACTGTTGTTTGAAATCACGTTGCA